AAGATGCAATGAAGGATACAGAACAACAGTTGCAAATGAAATGTCCACTAGATAACGAATGGAAGGAAGGTACTACATGGGCACAAACACATTAACAGTCAAAGAGTTTAAAGGTAGGAAAGACCACAAAGATTATATTAAGAGAGGTATAAGTGTGGAAAATAAATTCATACAAGAAGCATACAAGAAAGGATATGAGGTTAAAGAAGCTTCTCAAGATGATAACATGTTTAAACATATTGATTTAATATTAACAAAGGAAGGTGAAACATTTACAGTAGATATAAAAGCACAAAGAACAGGAACAGATAAGTCAAAAGGTTATGATGACTTATGGATTGTAGTGGAGTTTAAAAACACAGTAGGAAATCATGGTTGGCTTTATGGTCAATGTGATTACTTTGTTTTTGAACAGGAAGAAGAATATATTTTTGCTAACTCTGAAGAGTTGAGAGAGTTGTGTCATGAGGTTGTAGATTTAAATAAAAGAGTTAAGTCTTTTCGTGATGCAAACTATAAAGTTTGGGGTAGGAGTTATCAAAACAAAAAAGATTTACTATCTAGAATAGAAAGGTCAAAAGTTTTAGAGCTAGAAAGTACATTTACTTGGAAGAAAAGTCTTGACATTTCTACAGAAGTATGTAATAATTCAATTTTAATCAATAAAAAGGATAAAAAAATTATGAGTGTATTAAAAGGAAATGCTTATTGGGCGAGCATAACAAGCCCTAACACAACATTTGATTCTGATGGTGTGTGGACTATTGACGTAGGTAATCTTGATGCAAAGAATAAAAAGATGGCTCAAGAAGATGGTCTTAATGTTAAGAATAAAGGTGATGATAGAGGAGACTTTGTTACCATTAAAAGAAAAGTTAAGAACAAACGTGGTGATTTAAACAAAGCACCAGAGGTTGTAGATGCACAGAAAAGAGCTATGATTAATACTTTAATTGGTAATGGTTCAGAAGTTAATGTGTTGTATTCTACATATGACTGGGAGTTTGGTGGTAAGTCTGGAGTGTCTGCTGATTTAAGAGCAGTACAGGTTACTAACTTAATTCCTTACAATGCAGATGCAGATGCTGATAACGCATTTGATGTTGTGCCTGATGGTTTTGTTTCTAATGAAGATACAGACGCAAGGTTTGCTTCTTAACTAAGAAAGGACATGGGGAGTTCTGGCAAAAACCAACGTACAGTAATCAGCTTGGTCTCCCCATTTTAACTACATGAAGACAATAGATACATTAGTAGAAGATATATATAACTTATTTGAGCCAAGTATTATTAATCAAATAAGTGAAAAAGATTTAGAGAAACATTTAAAAGAGTTTACAAAAAATGTAACGAACAATATTAAAACTGTTTTAAATGAACAACCTAGAAAGAAGAGAAAATTATCTTTGTCTTCGATAGGTAAACCAACAAGACAGTTATGGTATGACAAACATTCTAATTCAGAAGCTAGACCTTTGGCTCCATCAACAAGAATTAAATTTTTATATGGACATATATTAGAGGATTTACTTATACTTCTATCTAGAGTAGCAGGACATACAGTTACAGAAGAACAAAAGGAAGTAGAAATAGAAGGTATTAAAGGACATCAAGATTGTAAAATAGATGGTGTGTTAGTGGATTGTAAAAGTGCTAGTGGTTTTGCATTTAAAAAGTTTGCTAACAATAGATTAGCTGATGATGACCCTTTTGGATATATAGCACAAATATCTGCATACTCTGAGGGTAATGGTGTGAATGAAGCATACTTCTTAGCAATAGATAAACAACATGGTAACATTGCACTAACTAGAGTGCATGATATGGAGATGATAAATGCAAAAGAAAGAGTACAGTATCTCAAAGGTGCTTTGGATTCTAAAAGAGTTCCTGATAGATGTTATAGTGATATTCCTGAAGGTGTTTCTGGGAATAGGAAGCTTGCTATTGGTTGTGTTTTTTGTCCTCATAAAAGAGAGTGTTGGTCTGATGCTAACAATGGTCAAGGACTTCGTGCTTTCAAGTATGAGAAAGGTCCAACGTACCTTACACAAGTTTCAAAAGAACCAAGAGTAGAAGAAATATTAGAATGGTAAACAATCATTGGGTGTGGTATAAGAGTGGTAAACCTTTTGTACCTGATGAAGATAAGTTTGGTTTTGTATATATAATAACTAATACTAAGACAACAAAAGCTTATGTAGGTTGTAAACAATATTATATAGGTAAGTCTAAAAAACAATCTAAATGGCAAACATATATAGGTTCTTCTAAATATTTAAAAGAAGATATTAAAAAAATAGGGAAGAAACATTTTACTTTTGAAGTAATAGCAGAGTATAAAAACAAAAGAAGTTTACGTTATTATGAAATGTATTATCAAGTAAAATGGAATGTTCTTACTGCCACTATAGAGGGTAGTGATGAAAGAGCATATTATAATTCTTATGTTGGTGGTAAATTTTTTCCTCCTATTGAGTTGTATCAAGACCCAGACTATAAAGAAATGATGCGTAAAAAAGTATATGATAATGTTAAAGTTCTAGATAAAAAAAGAAAATCAGCTTTAAAAAGAGAAGAGAATATTGAATATAAAAAAAAGATGAGAGAGAATAACTATGATAATCTTGAAGTTAAAAAAAAGTTACGTGACAAAAATTTAGGAGAAAAAAGTTCTAGTGCACTTGGACCTCATAAATTAACTTTTGAAGATGGTCGTTTAATAGTTGTTCCTAATTTAGCTAGATGGGCAATGGACAGTAATAAATACGATTGGGCACAATTATTTCATTTAAAAAGGGGTTATAAAATACAGGGTGGAAAAAAAGTTAGAATATTAAAATGTAAAGATATAATAAAAGTAGAGGAATTAAATGATTCAAGAAATATTTAAACCATTATACATTACTAAAGATGGTAATTTTTTTAAAGCAGAAGGTTATGAAATTAGTAATTATGGTAGATTAAAAAGTTTAAAGATAAATAAAATAAGAAAAAGAAGTCATGAAAAAGATGTGACTAGACCTAACAATAAAGGATATATTAAGTATGGTATTTCATTAGATGGACATACAAATAATCAAGCTAAAAGTAAAAAAAATTATAATATAAGAGAGCATAGAGTAGTGGCTATAAACTTTATACCTTTTGATTTATATGATAAGTATGATTGGTGGCATGCTATACCTAAACACTTTCAAATACAGTTTGGTATATTAAATCATCAAGTAAATCATATTGATGGAAATATACACAACAATATGGTTACTAATTTAGAATGGGTAACACCACAACAGAATACTAAACATGCTTATAAAAATTTTAATTATGAAAAACATTCAGAAAGAATGAAAGACCATATAAAAAAAGTAATAAAAGAAGGAACATTCAAAGGTAAAAATAATCCTATGTATAAACATGGAAAAAATACTATTAATTAATAAGGAAAAAACATGGCAATAAAAACACATATATTAGAAGCAGTTATGTCTCACTATACAGCAGAAAGAGATAAAGCATTAGCAAATATTAAGATACATCTTAACAATCCTGTAGGTGTAGGCGAGCACCCTAAGATTGTAGAAGATGTTATTGAGTTAGTACATAAAGCATCTGAAGCAAAAGATGCTATAGATATGTTGATGAGTATAGTAAATAATGAAAAAGACCATTGACATTTTTTTAGATGTAGAGTATAATAAAAAAGAATTACCAGAAAGAGGTTTGTTTCTATCTGTTATATTGCAAGCTTTACTAGATGCTACAAATAAAAAAAGTAAAGTACATAGAGATAAAGCAATCGCCTGGTTTTTTTGTAGTGTTGGTGTTACGTGTGATAACTTTGAACAGATATGTAACCACGCAGGATTAAGTCCTTCATATACAAGAAGTTTTGCATACAAAGTTATTCATTCACCAGACTTAAAATATGTTAGACAAAGAATAAAAAAGATGCTATAATATGGAATTTGATTTATTAACATGTTTTATTGTAGGAATAATATTAGGTATGTTTATTGTTTTAGTAGCATACTTTTTAACTAGATTATAGGAGAGGATATGGGATTGATGGATAAAGCTATTGCAGATACAGTTAAAGATACAAAAGGTTTTAAGAAAACAAATATAGAAAAAGAAGCAAGACTAGCTACAGAAAGACAAGTGGGTGGTGACCATTACAAATCATGTAAGATACAACCTGTTGACTATATTGTAGAAAATAATTTAACTTTTCTTGAAGGTAATGTAGTAAAATATATTACAAGACACAGAAGAAAAGGTGAGGGTGCTAGTGATATAGAGAAAGTAATACATTATTGTGAATTAATATTGGAGAAAGATTATGGCAGGGAATAACTA